CAACAATCCCCCTCTTCATGCACTGACTCCTTAATTCCTTATTTTTGTTAATATAAAATCGATTTTTATGAAATGTCAACACTTTTCATTAATTGAGCTAGTTTCCTTCACCGGATTGCTCTATATTATTTAATTTTTCATCAATTTCGGCAAGACGCATTTTAAGCCGCTCCATCGTCTTCCTTATTCTATCCTTTTCACTGATAAGCTGTTCCGCTTCCGTAATCTTTTCAATCTGACGATGGCAGAACTCCGCTTTTACCATGTCCGGAGATTTTCCCGCAAAAAAAGCTGATTCCACACTCTTCCGCACCTCATCATCCTTTATACGGGAAGCAATTTTCATATTCTCATATCCCATATCAGGATTGATATCAAGAGTGAATGTCTTCATAATCGTTTTTGCGTCTGTCCGGTGAAGCCCCAGTTCTCTGTCCACGAAATCTTCAAAGCTTGCATCATACTCATGACATAATTTGTATGCATTGATAAGAAGCTCGCCGAATTCCTTCATCAGATGCCCGTTGACGGAAAGATAATCAGATTTAAGCTTTTTAGCAAGGTCGATAAACTGCTGTTCGGTTTTAAAAATATTTTTATAGATATCCTTTCCTTCCGCATCGATAAGCAGCCGGTGAAAAATATCCCAGAACACCACGGTATGCGCTTTACATGAAACATTGTATCCCCCCACAATGATACTGGTATAAATCCACAATAACTGCAACCAGAACCGAACAACAAACCCGTGTTTTGAGGCTTTTTCAGAAGTTTTTATTCCAGAACGGAAAGTATATTTCCGAAATAAACGATAGATGGAATTCCGTTTTTCCGAACAGATCGAACAAAAAAGCCCTCCTGACGGGGGGCTTGATGTATTTTTATTCGCTGAAGCTGCCATTTTTCGGCAACTTCAGCGAATTTTCCAAGAAGTTAAACTGGCAGAAGACGGTTGGCGAGTGCGAAGAAACACTGAGAAAGCGCAGTTACATCGGAGAACGCATCATGCGCATCGGTGAAATCGCGATCAAACAGGAAACGGTACAGTTCAATCAGTTTCGGATATTTGATCTTTCCATCTTTCTCTATCTTGCAGATATCCCGTGTGGATTCCCGCGTGCATATCTCAATGCGATTTGAGAATATTTCAGTATCGAGTCCGTTTCGGAAACATTCTGCGAGAATAACTCCTTTATCAAACTTCAAATTGTGAGCCACAACAATATCGGATTGCATCATTTCATCAGAAAATTCCTTTATAACCGCTGCGACGGGGTCTCCGGTCGTTGCTTTATCGTTTGAGATATGGTGAATGGCTACAGCTGCTTCCGGAATTTCAAATCCATCCGGAGCGATGAGGCGCGTCCTGATGGCAACAGGCACGGCTCTGCCATCAAGGTATTGCCAGCGGATGTATCCAAGCTGGACACACCGCGGCCAGCGGGTCCATTCAACCGGATCAATATCATTTGACTCCGGGAGCCCGGTGGTTTCGGTATCGAAGATCATTATATTAAGCGGTTTGTTTTTCATCGGTTGCCTTCTTCTTTAATTTGTATTCTTGGCGATCAGCAAATTCTTCTTGTTTGCCCTTATTCCATTGATTGACCGGTCTGAAATATCCCACAACGCGGGAATAAACTTCGACAGGAATTCTACGTGAAATCATTCCCCCTCCATTATCAATTTAAATTGGTCATCGATGTTCAGCAATGGTTTCTGATAACAATGGGTTGAATTACGATTTACTTTCCTTGTTTCAAAGTGAAGCATTCCTGTTCTATAGTTTCGCCGACATAGTGTGATGTAGATACTACCATTATATTCGTACGAAAGAAGAGGAATCCATTTTGTTTTAGCCATTTATATTCTCCTGAAAAATACTCCAGCTACCACCGCCTAAAAGGTATCTGATACCGTCCAGGATACCTGGAGCATCATCGGCCGTAACCGTTATGCATTCGCCGCACCAATAAAATTGAACAGTGCGACCCCTTGATAAAGATTCTAACGCTTCGCCAATTTTCCGAATAATATCCTTATTCATTGCGCAGCCTCACTCTTTTCTCTAATAAAAAACCAGTATATAGTTGCATCATCTACCAGCTGGATTTCGGGCGGAAGATATTGTGCCGCGAGAATTTCTTCTCCGAAGATTTCATTTTTGATCTTCTGCAGTTCGGCCCAGCCGACAGGCCGAGCTGCATTATGACGCACCATCACTTTTGTCGAACGGTATCCGTATGGATCGAGGATACGGTCGAAAATAAAAACCAGATATTCGTTGTTTTTATAAAGACGGGATAATCCCTGCGGAGGATTTTCCCATTCATCCTTTTGTACTTCAATAAATTGAGGAGATCCTGCTCTCTTCAATCTGCGTATTTCTTTCCGGCGTCTTTCGCGTGTTGTCATCGTTTATACCTTCCTGTTTGTATTTTAATCTGGTCGGTCAGTTCCCACGGACTCGGGGAACTTCTTTTTTTCAGTATTGATGGACACTCTTTTTTAGGGCAGGACCAGAAACCGTCTTTTTTCTCTGGATTGAAGCATTCAAATTCGGGACACAGAAGAGAGAAACATATGACAGGTTCCGGATGCCCGTTAAGATTGTGATAGACAAGCATCACAACTTCCATTCTGTTTTCAGCGTCAGAAGATAGGAAAAGAGATATGCCCAGTAATCTGCTCCGGGTTCTTCCTGCCAAAAACGATGTTGGTTGGTTCCTTTGAAGTGCGTTGCGGCCACTTTCGGAACCTTTTTAATCGCGTCCATCATCGCTTCATGGTCCGAAGCACGAATCCTTCCTTGGCATCCCTCAAAGTATAATCCGATCTGTTTAATGTCCGAACACTTTGAGGCTCGATGCATATTGATTCCAGCATCCGGATCCGCCTGAATGTCGTCTCCAATGGAATATATGAAATCCTTATTGCGATCACGCCAGTATTTTACCGGCTGGCATCCTCTATCCGAGCGAGAGCAAAGAGCTTCATGCGCAAATGCAGGATTGCTTTTCGCATGTGTGCCGATGACCCATATCTGCTTATGAAGGCCGAGACACATATGCGCCGGTCCCTCCGGATGAGATATGCGCGCATGAATGCCAGGATCAGTTGTTCCCAGAGACAGAAACACGTTTTTCCCATCAGTGCAATGTAGAAGAAAGTCATTGAGCAAATCGTCTTTTTGCCCATCTTCATTTCGTATGCCGATGAGTTTAGCCGGTTCATTTTGCATTCCCACCGCTTCGAGCTTTGCCATCATCTGCGGGTATAAATCATTTCTCAGTATCATTGTAATCTCCTTCAGTGTGTCGTTATTTGAATCTGTTCTTCAAGAGCCGCCGCTTCCGCACCCATAAGTGTCGCAATGAATCGAAGAGCCGAAACCTGATCCATTACAGTAGAGCTATCCGTAGCGATGAAAAATCCCGTCGGTCCGAAAACAAGAGCCGGAACAAGCGAGTTGATACGAATATACGCGATCATTATCCTCATTCGCTCTTGAGGAACATACAGCCCTTTGAATGCCAAACGAGCCTGAATCTGATCTTCGTTTATTGCCGCTCCCCTCGATACCGCTTGCTGCAGCATCTTCACTATTTTAGGGATAATGCTTTCTATCTCTATAGGAGAAAGCATCTCGCAGAATCTGCAGCTACTCATTGGATCCCTCCTGCTTTTTCTCTGCGCGGGATAGGATTGATTTAAGCGCTTCGATAAGACCTTGAGCCTGTTTCATGGAGAGTCGGCTCATCGTCTTCTTGTACATTTTCAAAGAAAGAGTATCTGCCTTTTGTTCGTTCCATCCCATAGGAAGAAGAAGTTCGAGAATTTTCTCCCTTTGTTCTGCTGATATGAGATAGACGATATTTGATGCTCTTTTCTTTGGTGCATTAGGAAACGCCTGACGGGCGAGAACGTCTATGACGTTCCCGGCCTCGCCACTTGTCAGCTTGGAGATGCTTTTCTTTGCCGTTGTCGCATACACCACATCATGTAAAAGCAAGTTGTCGAGTCCCAACTTTTTCGCGCAGAGAAAAATGTACTTTAACTGGCTTTTTGTGACGGACGTATTCGCATCTCTATGCTTCATATCATCCTGCCTTCAGGAGGTTTTTATTCACCTCTTCACGATTGACTTCATAGAAAGGTTTGTCTTCGGGAACTTTGGCCGCATCGACCTGTGCGAGTTCTTCATCCGCCCATTCTTTAAGATCTTCTTTGTTGACTTCTTCTTTAACGCGGATGGCAGTTTTGATGCGATCGGGAAAGAGTTTTTTTACAAGCTCAAGGGTGGTGCGTTTAGTCTTTACCGATGTTGACTGTCTGAATCCGATGATTCCGTAAGATAACGGGATTGATTTTCTTTCATTGAAAAGCTTATGCTTATTGACTTTGCAGAAAAGTGAAAGGGCATCTTCAAGATCGGTAATACGTTCGCGGTGCTCTTCGCCGAGCAGCGCCGCTTTTTCTTTGACCTTGCCGATTTCCTGATCTGCTTTTGCGTCAATGGCTTCAAGTTTGATTGTAAGGGTACCGATTTCCCGCAGCGCGGCATTAGCTTCGTCTGCTGTGGTGATTTCCATTGGGGTTGATAGTTTTTTTCTTGTCATACGAATACACTCCTGTTGTTATTTTTTATGCGTGTGCTTGATTGATACGTTGTGCGGTCAATGCGCGGATGTCATCTGCCGTCTTTGTAAGCAGCTCTCCGGAGAGGGATTTCGATATTGTGCTTTTATCGAATCTCTTTCCGGTTTTCTCTTCGATATAGCGTATGTTATCTGAGTACGTAATTCCGGCCTCTTTCATCTTCTCGCGAAGATCGCCGCAGATGCATCTGACAACTATATCCTCGGTCGCTTTTGTTTCGCCTTCTGCCATAAATGTCTTCATAACCGCGACTGCATGCTTGATCGCCAGAGGTGTCTTTCCGCTGTGACTGTAAAAACGTTCAAATGCGCGATCACTCGTGATGCTGATCCCCCAGAGTTTAAGGAATTCTTGAGCTTCATCGGCAGTGAGCTCTTCAACTTCATATAAAGAAATACGCTGACAGAGCTCTCTTGGAGAAATCATACTTCCGAGTTTAGGCTGTCCGAACATGAGAATTGAAAAAAGGCTGGTTCCTTCTCTTCCGAGTTCGTGCATTTTTTTAAGTCCGTATAATGTGTCCGGATGAAGGTCATGCGCTTCATCGATAGAGAGTATAATTGAACGGGTTCTTGATACATCGAGAAGTATGCGGGTAAGCTGCGTGGTGCGTGCGATGATATCTCCACGTGCACGTTCTGCAGAAAGAGAGCGGATCATCGTGCTCATTATTGCACCGGTGATCTCTCTGTTTTTTGCCATTGCAGGAAATTCGATAACTTCATACCGTGAGCGCGTCTCGCGATATTTACCAAGCGTCATTTCCTTGATGAATGACTTTCCCATTCCGGGGTGTCCTGATATTGAAAGAAACCCATTTGTTTTGACCGCCGCGTTTATCCTTTTGTGAGCCTTTACGAAAGATTGTGTTGCGACGATTCCGTGTTCAGTTTGCTGCGACATGCCTGACCTCCTTTTTTACCATTGTTGTAATACTTAAAATAATGTTGCGATCGATCAGACCGTAGAGTTTGATGTGAGAATCAAAAACATCGTCGACCGCATCGCGAATATCTGTGGGAATTTCAGCGCGGGGAATTCCTGTTTCGTAGGCTACATAGAGCCACGCCATTTCTGTAGAATCGTAACTTTCGAGGGGAACCCTTCCGGCTTTTTCGAGAGACTCACCCTTTTTAGGAGTGATGTGTGAGATGTTAGTTTGTGAGGGTACTAAATCTCTTGGAGAAATAAGCGAGCGCAACCGCTTGCCTTCAAGCACCGCTTCCTGCTGCATTATTCTCATTTCGCTTTTTGGTGCACTGTTATACGATCCGAAGGTGACAGTCTTGGGACCTTTTTCGCACTGGAACACTTTTCCATCGATATCTTCTGCGATCATAACTCCGTGGATTGTCCGATGCACATCGACAGTGCGGCCGACCATATCCCAATCGACAAACCAGAGCTGGCTTTCTATCGATACGCATCCCTGATTGTTCACCTTGCGGACAAAGGGTTTTTCCTGCGCGTGAATGATGTCTTCCGGTGTGCACAGGCGCACCGGCCCATCGAGCTGTTTGAGCCAGGAATCATAATGACCTTTACGCTGGTTATCGAGATGTGCACGAGCCTGGAGTACTGAATTAAATTGTTCGATTGTCTCAAACGTGCAGAGCGCCATAAGCGTTTCTATACGTTTTTTAATAGCACCGATTCGTGACTCAACTTTTCCTTTTGCACGCGGGTTGCCCGGCAAATGCACTTCTGGACTGATGTCCAGATATTTGAAAAAGCGCGCCATATCGCCGCTGGTTAAGCCAGAGCCTTTGTCTGAATACACAATTTTAGGACGTCCGTTCATTGGTATTCCGTTCGATTTTGGGAGAATGCATTCCGAGAGAAACTCTATCCAGTGAAGAGTGTTTTCTCCAAGATGCAGCCCTGCATAGGCCTTCGCGTAGTACGCACGCGATGCGCCATCGACTGCGACATAGATCCAAATCTTATCAAGAAAGTCTCTTTGCAGACGATCCCCGGAGTGAGAATGATCTTCATAATAAGACCCATCACGCTTGAGCGTTCCGGTTTTAGGACGAAGAAAAATCTGATTTGCCGGTGTTGCATCGAGATACCACACATCGTTTGAATGCTCCACATCGATAGAAACACTCGCAACCGGCGTGATGATGCGACTGCGGGTTATGCCCATACTGCCAAGATACCGGCGTGCCGTTGTTACAGAATACTTTTGATGAAGGAATCCTTGGGAATATGCAAAATCCACCGCCTCTTCAACCGAAAGACATACTCTTGAACGTCCTACCGCGGATTCATTGATGAGCCCAGAAATGGTCATCATATCTTTGCGGATAGTTTCTTTGTCGGCAACTCTCGGTTTTCCATGATCGGCTCTTCTTGCAACGCGCTGACCATTTTTCATTTTGCGAATGGCGCGATACAATGTATCGACGGAACAACCGCAAATATGTTCTGCGCGATGCTTGAGGAATTCCTTTTTCTCCCGGTGCGGTAACGCATCCCAGTCGCGGTAGATTCCCTCAAGTATTCCTGAAGGTATTTCTTTCATTTTTCTGCACCTGAAACAAGATGCGGCATCCACTTGTCTTCAAGAGCATCGACCGCAAATTTAATCTGACCGATCAGCGCGCCTAGTTTTGCGATAACTTCAACATCAGTCGAATCAATACTGTCGAGTGTTTGAACAACGCTTCCGATTTCGCCTTCAGCAGAGAAGAGTGCGCCAAGAGCGTCTTTCTTTTTGGTGATGCGGATGTAGTTTTCAGGGCCGAATTTATCCTTCCACTCGGCGAGCTCGCTGTCTTTTAATTTGCGGTCTTCGTCCGCTGCTTCGTATTTCTTTTTGTAATTGCGAAATCCTTTCTGAGTTTTTTCCAGTTCCGCACGAAGTTTTGCCGCTCCTGAATTGACAATCTCTTCGATGGTCAGAATTTCTCCGTCGGCGGTTTTAACTTCGCCATCGCACAGCTGTGCTGCAAGATCGTTGTTTTTTGCCGCTTCAAGAAGCATTGTCTGCGGAAGGCGGGATAATTCTTCAAAGTGTTCACTTTTTCCGAAGGTGTCCGCAATCTGCAATTGCCGGTATGCGGTGCGAGGGGCAATGCCGATCATCCGAAGATATTCGTCAAACGTGTCACTGCGGAGAAGATACAATTTAGAATCTCTGATCCGTTTGAGCCCAAGCATCAGAGTTGTCAGACTAGACGCGATCTGAATTTCCATCTCGGCGAGAGCAACACGCTGTTCCGCACTTACGGTTATTTCCGTATCAGTTGCCGGATCAATATAACTTTCGCGGATTTCAGACATGTCATCTACAATAGCGAGTTGGGTATTTTGCGACTTTCCCATTGTTACCTCATATTTCCAGTAATAGATTTTAATGACCGGATTGATCCGGACACGATTGATTCACTCAGCCTATATGCGCGCGCTTCGCGGCGTATAAACCCTTCGTCTGTAAGTGTTTTCAGATAGTTGCTGACATTCCGTTCCGGAAGAGAAAGCGCTCTTGAAACTTCTGCGCAGATGAAAAGCTGACCAGGATTAGCGAAGAAGAAGCGGAGAACTTTGAGAATATTTTTCACATTCCCTCCTTACGCTGTCGCCTGCGCGAGTTTGTATTCGCGGGCGCTCATTGGGCGAGGAAAGAGAGCCTCTATCTCGGCATCGGAAATTTTGAGATCATCTTTGAACGCTGCCAAGATGTAACTTGTATGCAGGCGGCCATTGAGAACATCGGAAAGCTGGTTGTAAGGAACATCCAACGTTTTCGCCGCTTTTGACAAACTTCCGTACTTCATAAGGAGCTGCCGTTTGACATCTGCAGCACTCCGTATGATCATACGGGTGTCAGTTGAGAGTTCGCGCGTGAGCGCTTGTGAAGCTTGCGTAGTGTTACGCATATGAACCTCCTTTAATTAATGGTTTGACATTTACCAGTGTTCCGCCTGCCATTTTGGCAGGCGGTTCTTACTACTAATAGAACTACTAATACGAAATATCGTAAAGAAGTCAATGATAATTTACGATATTTCTTAATAAGATAGGAAAAATACGAATATTCGTAATGCGTGATCGATTAAAAGATTTAATGTCCGAGCTCGACGTAACCCAGAGTTCTTTTGCGAAAGAAATTGGGCTGACGCCTTCCGCTATAACGGACTATCTGAAAGGGAGAGCGAATAGCCTATCCTCGACCGTTCTTGCTCAAATTTCTGAAAGATATAAGGTGTCCTTGAACTGGCTCCTTACCGGCGAGGGAGAGATGTTCCTGCGCACGGACGGCAAGCAGAGTGCTCATGTATCTGCCGATTCCGTCGGTACCGCGCCGCAGATTCTAGTTCCATCAGATGAAGAATTTATCCCGCTATATAATGCACTGCCCGGTGATGATCAAAAAGAGGTTCGGGCATTTACCGGCTGGCGCGCCGCACTGAAAGGAATTTCCATTGCGAAAAAGGGATCCAAGGTGAAAGAACCTTCCTCCTTGTATGCTGCAAAGGTTGTCGATCTTCCCACGGTAATGGATGTGCCCCTTCTTGGGCAGATCGCTGCGGGGAATCCGATCTTTGCCAGTGATAACGTTGAACAGATTCTGCACCTGCCGCAGGGCGTTGCAAAACCCAAAGGCCGTCGCCTTTTTGCCCTTCGTGTACGGGGCGAATCAATGATTGGCGCAGGTATTCACAATGGAGATTTTGCCCTGCTTCGGGAGGTTGTGTCCCCTCTTGATGAAGTTGCCAACGGCGATATCGTTGCGGCGGTAGTCGGTACGGATGCGACTCTGAAGCGGGTGTTCTTTGAAGATCATTCGATAATTCTTAAAGCGGAAAATCCCGCATTTGCACCCATTGTTTGTCAGGGCCCCGACCGTTGCCAGGTTGTCGGCGCCTTGGTGATGACATGGAGATGGTGGGAGAAGGGATAAAAAAAAGATTTTGAACACAGATAAAAAAAGGCGGCGGATATGGTACCAGATATTTCTTCTTCAGCTCATCACTCTTCAGTGAATGATGAAATTCTTTCCCATTTTAAAGAGACAGCTACCTACTGCGGACAAAGCAGAACATTGGCAAAATGTGCCCTCGTCGTTCTGAATTTCGTCCTATTTTTGACTTACACTTTCAAAGACAATCCTACAATGTTCTACGATAAAGGGGTCCCCATTCTGGAAAAGATGCGGGATGGGATGAAAGGAATGGAGAAAGAGTGATGCCAGCTGATATTGAAAAAACGATGATTGAAATTAAAAACCGTTTAAATAGTTTCGAGATGAGGTCTACCCTTTCAGGGAACTTTGCCGATTTACTCAGCAGTGTTATCTTTGCGGCTGAAAAATTCAAATATGATCCAGCATGTTTCTATGAACACGTTCTCCCGCTCTTGGCGCGGAAGAGTGATGAATGGCTGCAGAATGAAGAGAAACATAATGACTATCTTCTGGCTCATATGGGGCCGGAACCTAGATAATAGGGGCAAAGAAAAAAGGATTAGAAATAATATAACTATAACGGGGTACATCATGTTTGAAAAAGAAGAACAATTCATTGGAACGACTGCAATAGTTTGCTCAGAAACTATAAAGGAAGGATCTGTTTCTAATTTAGAGAACTCGATTAAACGCTTTATCGAACAACAAAATCCTTCCGAGTATAGCTTCTCATGTTTTCATGATGGAGATTTAAGTGATTCGAAAAGATATAAGGCGATTATTATTTATAAAAAATAAATCTCAATAAGAAAGAATAATGTCGGTAGAAATTAGAATCACATATCCCCTTTTTTTCGATAAGTCGTAAAAAAATAAGCAATTTTCGTAGACTTAATTCCTTCGATTATATAGATAAAGAAAATGAAAAAAGGAGAAAGCAATGAACGAAGAAACGATCGAATGCAAAGGATGTGGTGCAAAGTACCTTGTTTCGGAACACAAGACTCCAATGAGAGATAAAGAATCTTTAACCTGTGAAGTTAAAGGTTGTGGGACAGAAATTAAGAGTTGGAACGGTGGGCACTGGTTCACGATGGACAGAATAGATGCGGATGAAAGTAAATAATGTAATAAGTAATGTTCGGAGCTGATAGGAGGTTTAAAAATGTCAAGTACAAGCAGTTTGAATTTGGTGGATGATTCCGCCACGTCAGAATGGAAATTGTTTATTTTAGATTTGAACCTTAATCTAGTTGATGAAAACGGAATTTATATTTGGATTAATTCTATATCATACCCATCTGCAAAAGTATTGAGAGGGGAAATCATATTTTCGTTTAGATCGAACAGTCAGCATAAAGCTCCAAGGGAATTAACCGCATCACCATTTGAAACAAAAAATGTTAATGTTCTATTATTCGATAAATGCAATAAAAAACAAATGAAACTATCACTGGAAAAATATGCAGTTTATCCAGGAGAGCCTTTAAGAGTTTCGGCTTTTTTTGATTATATAGAGCAAGAAGATAAAGTGCTATAATTTTCAAAATAAAAAATATCGATTACCTCATTATTTCCTATAGGTTTGATTTCTAAAACATAAAATCGGAGTAGCGAAAATGAATGAAAACTATCTAGAGAATCATTCGAAAGCAAAACTTGAATTATATAAAAACTATCTTCAAGAATACCTTCTCGTTATGGGGAATGCATCGAATTTTAATAAAATAAATATTTATGACTTTTTTTGCGGGAAAGGTGTATATGAAAATGGAGTTGGAAGTCCATTAATTGCAGCCGAATGTATTTGTGAATCAAAAGCAAAATGGCAAAAAGAAAAAGAAGTCCTTCTCTGTGTAAATGATATTGATCCATCAAAAATTGAATCTGTTCGAAAAGTAATAATTGGGAATCCAGAATATTCGCATTTTAAATTTGAAAGTTATTGTTCAAGCTTTTCGAATATGGTAGAATCTATAACTCAAAAAAGCTACAGTAACGATGAACATACTTTAATGTTTGTTGACCCATACGGGTACAAGGATATCAAATTAGATCATATCCAAGAATTAATGGGAATCGGAAAAGCAGAAATGATTATATTCATCCCTGCATCACACTTATTTAGATTCATTAAACCTGCGATAGGGGAAAAACCAGATCCAGCGTATATACCTCTCCGAAATTTCATTAAAGAGTTTAATGTCGATGAAGATCATCATAATATTTTAGATTTTATAGAAAACATTAAAAATGGGCTATCAATCAATGGAAAATATTTTACTGAATCTTATTATATTGAACGTTCAAAGAGTCAATATTTCGCGCTCTTTTTTATTACAAAGAATTTACGAGGACTTGAAAAAATACTTTCCGTAAAATGGAAACTGGATCCCCTCGAAGGAATAGGGTTTGACTTGAATACAAATCCTACTCTTTTTGATCAGCAAAATAAAGAAAATAGAATGGAAAAACTGCGGGATATCTTGATAAAAAGAGTTGAAAAAGGAGCCACAAATAATGAACTTTATGAGATAACTCTGCGTTCAAGTTTTTTGCCTACTCATGCAACTAAATTATTAACAGCAATGAAGAATGATCTTATAATTTATGATATTGAAACAGGGGGAAAAGGGAAAGGATTTTATATCAATTACAAAGATTTTATGTTAAAACCAAAAGTGAGAATATGCAAACGATAGTTAGAAAATCAATGCTTTATAAAACAGGGGTGGAATATGGTGATTACACCATAAATCACGTTGATGGATGTTCGCATGGGTGTAAGTATCCTTGTTATGCAATGCTGATGGCTAAGCGATTCGGGAAGATTAAAAGTTATGATGAGTGGATTGTTCCGAAACTTGCAATTAATTCAGAAGAAATTCTTTCAAAAGAAATTCCTCGGCTAAAATCAAAAATCAAATCAGTTCATCTCTGCTTTACGACCGATCCTTTTATGTATAAGTATAAAGATATTTGTGATGCAAGCTTTCGAATTCTTTCAATGCTTAATGAAAATGGGATTAAGTGTACCGCATTAACAAAAGGGATATTGCCCAAAAAATTAGCTACATTGAGCTCAAAAAATGAATATGGAATTACTCTAATTTCATTAAACGAGAAATTTCGGAAAGAATATGAGCCTAATTCTGCAAGTTATAAAAAGCGAATTGAAAGTCTTCGTTATCTTCATGAACAAGGATGTAAAACATGGGTAAGTATTGAGCCGTACCCAACTCCAAATATTATAGATCAAAATTATCTTGAAATTCTTGAATCCGTGTCTTTTGTTGATCGTATTATATTTGGAAGATTAAATTACAACAAACAAGTTACTGCTTATAAAGGATATAGGGAATTTTTTAACCATCTAAGTGAAGAGACAATTTCATTTTGCACGAAACATAAAATTGATTATCATATAAAAGACGGTACTATAACAGAGTCCCCCGGCGCGTAACCGGGGGACTGTTTTACTTGGCAATTGTTCGTTTCTTTATTTCTTCAAATATTTCAGATGCTGGTTTTGCAGTATACATTATCATTGCTGCAAACTCAATCGTTCCATCTTCTTTTTTATTTTCTTTACTCATAACCAAGACTTTTCCGTTTGAATATCTCCATTCTTCACCAAGAGCATTTTTCAGCGATTTCCCATACAAAGAAGTGAATTCGGATTTGAGATTCTTTATCCCGTAATTGTATTCTGAAAGAGCTTCCGGCCCAGTGAAGGACAAGACGTAGGCGGCGGAAATAAGTTTGTCATCGAGGAATGTATAGACAAGTTGAATGTTGTCATACCCGACTCCGGATGCAGTATATTCAAGCTCCCCGCATCCTTTTATGCCGTCATCTTCTCCGTCAGTTTCAAGCTTTCCGAGGATCTCATTCTTTTTTACCGTTTCTTTCGACTGACCCCAGGAGGCTGCACGGAAAGATGCCGATGATGTATCCTTCGGATTTAGTTTAATGATGAGATTCCCGTTTTCGCCTGCGCAGCTTGCAGACTTAATCACGAGATTGTCCTTCATCACTGAAGCAGCAAGAGGTTGTCCATCGTTGCTTGTAATGGTGAAAATACAGTTTGAATCAATAATATCCATTTCATAAGGTGTTGATCCCGCAAAGGATGAACTAGTACCTTTTGATGGATATGTTATGGTGCCTGAAAATGACGCGTTATCTCCTGCAACTACAAATGTCGGGGTGACAGCCCCTGCAAATGTTGAAACGCCGATAATAAATAGCGCTGCAATCGTAACCTGTTTTATCATGAGTATTCCGCCTTAAAGATGTTTTTTTATTCTAATTATATTATCGACAGGTATGTTTATGTAAATTAATTGACGAAATAGAAAAGCTTCTGTATTTTCGCGGAAGAGGTTTTAAATATAGATATGAACAGCCGCGATAATCAACTTCTTACCCCTGCTGCAGCGGCTCAATACCTTAACATTTCTATGCGTACTCTCAAAAATTACCGCGAACAGGGACTGCCTCATCTGAAATACACTCCCCGAACCATCCGCTACAGAATCGAGGATCTACAGGAATTTCAGAACCGGCACTATCAGAAAAATTCCTCTCTTCTGTGATTTTTTGCGGAAATAACGGAAAGTTCGGCCGTTATCGTGAAACGTCCACCTTGCATCTGATCATCTGAATATGCTTACCTTCGGACATCACTGTTACCGGAGGGACCATGCTCACAGCAGTTGTCGCAGTCATAACGATCATAACCTTCATTGCAACGATCGTCGGTATTTACTGGCGAATGCGTAATCAGGTGGAAGGCTTGAAGATGCAATTCGAGTTCCGGTTTCAGGAACTTGAGACCCGGATTGTTTCCGCAGAAAAGATAAACTTCGAAATAAACGAGAAGCTCGACTTTATCGGCACAAATATCGCGCTAATGCTCCGCAAACTACGAATGAAACCCCAGAAGAACATATTCAAGGGGTAATCGAATGAACCTGAAATTTCTCTACACGGATGACAAGACCGGATTGTTTTCAGATACCACCCTGCGGACGTGGATCGTTTTCACAGTCTTCATCGTCTATGCGTTAGTGCTGTGCGGTGTCCATGTGCTGGTCTTCGCAGACCTTCTCACGACACATGTGCCGGACAATATTCTTGATTCGGCTTTGGCTCTTTTTGACGCGCTTGGCGTCATCGTCTTCGGCAACGGCATCCTGTACCTGGGTAAAAGAATAAACGAAAGAAAAGGCGGCATCTTCCAGCCAAATACAAACGGCGACGGGAATACTCCGGGAGACAACCAGAAATGAAACGAATTGCGGTCATTTTTATTGCAATGACTATGTGCGCCTGCGGCGGTTTTGCTCTCGGGATTTTTTTTGCATCGCCCCGCGAGACCTCGGGCAACTTGAGTGCTATCACAACAACACAGAAGGAAGGCGCTGCTGTTACTGTTGCGGGATGGAATGTCTCGGGCGATTCAATTCGTTTCACAACTACTGCCGAAGGCGCCGGCGTCTCGGAGACGGTCGCGCCGAAGACAATCATACCGGAAGCAAAAGCATACATCGAGCGTGTACATCAGATAAACGCAGTTTCTGGAGTGCTGCTCTACGACCGTACGAGTGACCCGTTTGCAGGCGGAGAATATCTGTACCGTTACATGAATTTTTCTGCCGGCGGCGGAATGCTTGTTTCAATGCACGGCGTATTAGGCGTGTACGGCAAAGCCGGATGGATGTTTTGAGGTGAAACTATGACTCAGCGTTATGATGACATGGCGAAAGAGAAAGCGTACCGGCTTTTCGTAATCGGAAAGTCGATTACCGAGATTGCGAAAGAGCTGAAGAAAGAATGGCCTACCGTATCCAAAAGCACTGTCGCGAAGTGGGCGAAAGAAAAGGATGCCCGCGGACTGACGTGGGACGAACGCCGTACGCAGGTAGTCGTTGCTCGAAACGCGAACCTCGACAATAAACTGGCCGAGGACAAGCGGAATATACGAGACCAATCTTATAAGATCAAAGAAATGCTTTTCACAAAGATGGCTCTCGCGGACGTCAAGACGGTCGAGGGTGCAACATTCGCCTTTGATAAAATCAGTCGTTTTTACCTTGAGCTGGGTGATGACGAACGAAAGAACCCGCATCCGATGGAAGTGGTACGGATGCTGATGGAAATCTTCTGCGAAATCCCGGAAGTCAGAGCGGTCATTGAGACGCATTGGGACGCGATACAGAAAAACATCGCATTGAGGCTGGAACTCCGTGGATAAGGTAAACAAACAGATCCTTGAAACGGTTATTGATTCCGGATCCCGGTCGTTTGCGCGGCCTAAACCATCGGATCGTATCGCATATGGCCGGGCGCACGGAGCGGATAGCCTGCTTGCGTTCTCCCGTTACATAATGCCGGACTTCCAGTCTGCCCAGCATATCAAACTTATCGCCGAGCATTTATCTCGTGTTGAAAAGGGAGAGATTAAAAACCTTATCATAAATATGCCGCCTCGCCATGGCAAAAGTAATCTGTGTTCAAAAATATTTCCTACGTGGTTTCTCGGGCGACATCCCAAAGACGAAATTATAGTGACCAGCTTTGCGGCAGATAAGGCTATCGAATTCACACGTTGGCAGCGCAACACTGTAGAATCGGAACTGTACCGCGATATTTTCCCGAATATTCAGACCTGTGATGATTCGCGTGCGTCGCGCCGGTGGGAAATAACAGCGGGCGGAGTGGTTATCGGTGCAGGTGTTGACGGCCCAATCACAGGACGAGGCGGGAAGCTTGCGGTTATTGATGATCCGATCAAAAACTACCAGGAAGCAATGTCGGAGAAGATACAGGACAATGTGTGGGAGTGGTATTGTTCAACGTTCCTGACCCGTATCTATGAAGACACCGCCCAGATCCTTATAATGACCCGTTGGTCGTCAGACGATCTTTCGGGGAAACTGATCGCAAAGGACGGGCTGGCCGAAAACGGGGGCAAGTGGCATCTACTCAAATTGCCCGCGATTGATGCCGATGGGAAAGCGCTGTGGCCGGAACGATTCTCCGCCGAGTTTCTGCAGTCCCAGCGCGAGACGATGGGCGAAAAGATATTCATGGCGCTCTATCAGCAGGAACCTATCGACATCACCGAGCGGCTATTCGACGATCCGAAATATGAAGAAGCACCTGAGACGCTGCGCAATATTGGCTATCTTGATCCGGCGTTCGGAGGGGCGGACTCGTGCGCTTTCTGCTGCGGCAATGCGGCGTCTGCCGAGAAGGACTCGCCCATTTATGTGACTGGCGGTTATATGTGGCGCAGCACTATCGACCAGACATACGACCGAGTCGAGGCACTGTGCAAAAAACACCGCATTGAAACGCTCTGGGTGGAGTCAAATCAGGCGCAGCGGCTCATAATCTATGAATTGAAGAAGCGCGGAATTAACGCCCGTGAAAATAACAACACGGTAAACAAGCATCTGCGAATTCAAAATTTCGTCAAAATGCCGTGGCGGCGGCTCCGCTTTTCACATGGAATTGATCCGGCGTTCATGAAAGGGGTGCTCTGCTACCATGAGGGGATTGAACACGACGACGCCCCTGACGCGCTTGCGGGACTCATCTCGAAAATCCGCTCGGCATGCAATGACCTGTCGCAACGATACAATCTGTCCAGCCTCTTATTCGGAAGGAGAATATAATGTCACGTACTACGAAGCAATCATCAAAAAAAGGCAGTTCTCGTAGCTCTTCCCGGCGCGATTCTCTCGAACACCGTACGTCGGGAATGGGAACCGAAAGAGATAAACTTTCTGGGCTGAATCCTCGCTATTCGGAGATGGCCTCGACGATTTCTCGTCAGTGGTATATGACGAACGGGTTCATCCAGAACATCATCGACGCGCCAGCTGAGGACGCAACGCGTGAATGGATAACGATCAAGACTAACCGCGACAACGATGATCCCAATACAGGAATGAAGGGGCTTGGAATTTCGCGTATCATTATGAACCGGTTCGACGAATTGGGATTGCGCGCAAAGATCAAGGATCTGATCCGTTTTTCACGGCTATATCAAAACGGCGGTTTTTTGTTTTGGGGAATAACTGCGAACGCACCGCAGAACGATCTCGAACTTGGAAAACAGATGTCGACCGATATCCTCAAGCTGGACTATATCAATGTATTTGGTCCTGACCGTGTAACACTGACACATCAAACTGATGATCCGCTTTCAAGAGATTATCATGTGCAGCAGTTCCAGGTGAGTTCCAATACTATTCATCCGTCACGCCTATCGTGGATGGTGCATTCATATCTGCCGGAAGAGCGCCGCGGTGTAAGTGTGCTTGACACAATACTCGATGGCATCAGGGCGCAAGATGTGGGGCTCTGGAGCGTAACAAGCCTGCTCTTTGAAATGAGCGTCAAAGTTTTCAAAAGTCCGGCCGTCGCGGGTACCGACCCGAAGAAGCTGATTGAATTTCTTGCAGAGATGCAATCCGTGATGAACACGCAGGGAGGTGTTGCGCTTGATGAGGGAGAAACCCTCGAACGCCTTGATTCGAACTCATCACAGAATGGACAGATAAAGCAGGTGTTCGATTTCATCTTTGATAACCTATCGGGGCAGTCGCGAATTCCTAAATCGCGGCTAATGGGAAATGCGCAGGGAGTCATCACCGCGGGTCAGTTCGACCTAGTGAGCTACTACGATAATGTCGCTAAGTTTCAGGAGCTCGAAGTGCGCCCCATCATCGAAAAAGCAATCTCACTTGTTGTGCATGAAACGCAGGGAGAAATCAAAAAGCTGCTCGGCGCGGATGTCGACAAGCTGGACTGGGAGTTCGACTTTAATCCGCTGTGGAAACTCGGTCCGGTTGAACAGGCGGATGTGGATCTCAAGCAAGCCCAGTACGATCAGATTTATATCACGACAGCCGTGCTGTCGCCGTCGGAAGTGAAATCAAAACGGTTCGCCGACCTTGAGCAGCATACGAAATGGGAGAAGGCGCCGATCAACATGTCGAAACCCTCAATCACCGCGCTGCTGGGAGGGAAATCCGAGAAAGACAAGGAACCGGGACGGAAAGATGGAAACGGCGAGCCGGATACAGAACAATCAGGCGAACGGAACTCTGCTTAAAAAGGCAGGTTCGCGGGTTTTTAGGGGCCATCCCTCCAAGTACCCGTTTTTGAGTTCATCAACGCTTATCAACCCCTTTCTGCATTAATAGCGGGGGCGTACACGGGAGTCACAGAGGTTAGAGACATAGTTATGTATCCGATTCACCTTGAACAACAGTACGAGTCGCTTTTCACCTCCGCCTTTGACCGCTTTTCGTCGCGGTTGATGCGTGAAATACGGGAAATACGGCGAGAGCTGCTCCTGTCTGGCGACACTTCCTCCATGATGAAAAGCGACGGGCTTCGCACCGATGCGGATGATCCGTTTGCAATTTTGGAGGCGCTGCGCGCGGCGATGCTCGGATCAATCGGTTCAACTGACGATGAAAAAATAAAAAAGGTCTTTTGTCTGCTCGATGCGTGGAACACATCGTTTGTCAATGAGTCGCTGGAGAAAGCAATGACGCGGCTGAACACTCCTCAAGGTGCGGATATAACCGAGCGTATCGAGCCGACCAAGTGGATCACTACCACGCGGATTTCTGGCAGCATGATCGACACGATTCTCGACCGGACAGTGAAGGTTAATTCCGCACTGAAGAGCTCTCTTTTTTCAGAACACGCGAACTCCATTTTCGATATTCTTTCGAACGGACTATCAAACGGGAAATCCTTCCCCGAAATGGTGGATGATCTTCAGCGGCAGACCGGCGCAGATCGCAACAAAGCCCGCTTCTGGGCACGAGACCAGGCGTCTAAGTTCTACGGACAGGTGAACCGGACGCGGCAGAACGAAGCGGGCATCCCCGGTTATATCTGGCGATGCGTAACGGACGGCGCGACGAGAGACAATCACTACATTATGAACGGAACTTACCATGATTGGCAAAACCCTCCGGAAGTGGGGCTGCATGGCGAAAAGCGGCATCCCGGCGAAGACTGGAATTGCCGCTGCTGGGCTGAACCCGCATTCGGGAAGGAATATGAAGACCCGACTGCGTTGAAAACAAACTTTGAAGATCGCAATCTCTCGAACGGTGTTGTGACGGCACGGGACATGATTGCAGAAGTAATGAACATCACGAAGATTTCTGGTTCGCTTGATATCCGCGAAGTATCAAACCTTCCTGCGCTCGGGATGTATTCGCCTTCATCGGGCACTGTTTCATTGCGATCGGCTATTCCGACACCATTGTCTACAGCCGTTCATGAATTGAGTCACTATCTTGACCATCAGATATTCGGCAATGGAAAACGAACGTATGGTTCTTCAAAAACAGAATATTCTCTTCTCAGAACTGCTCTCTCAAGAACAGAAATGCAGAAATCTTTTGACAGAGTGTCTTCAATTGGGAAAGAAATAGAAACGGTCGACATTACAACCGGCGAAATAGTCCGTAGTTACGAATATAAAATCGGGAAACTCATTTATACAATGGCGATCTCCGGAGGGGCAAGTCATAAATACTATACCGACCCACGAGAGGTATTCGCACGTCTCTCGGAAAAGTATTTTGCCGTCAAGTCTGGGAATGCTGCAATGATGGCAGAGATTCGCGCAAAAGAAAAAAATTTTGTTGATATGTTCGGGTTCTCTCAGTATCCTTCCGACAATGAAGTGAAAACTATAATTCCGATGTTAGATACTTACTTCAGCACGAAGGAATGATTATGACAGATCTGGAAAGGAAAATGAAGCAGCTCAATGGAACGGATCTAGCCTCTCTGCGCTACAGGGCCCAGGAAGGGGTTGCCTCTGATGATGAGCTGGTTCTCTTCAGGATGTATTACACCGGCCTGTCTGAAGTTGAAGCGCGAAAGGATCTTGATACCTATCGACTTTCTTTCCTGCCTGATTGCGTCGGACTGCATTGAGTATTTTCAAGTTATAATGGATTCAATAAACACGAAGCCGCCCGGAATCACCGGGCGGCTTTTTTATCTCAAAAAAGATCGGCAATAACGGAAAATTACGGAAATAGCGGAAAGGTCGGCGTTTATCGTGAAACGTCCACCTTGTGGCGTGAGGAGAAATCTGCGTATCCTCTGCGCAATGAAAACGTCGTACAGATATGACCGTGGTTCAATCGAACCGATCGAAACAGGGGAAGGATTTCTCCGTGCAAGGGTGAAGATCGCCCGCGACGGAGTTTTCCCCTACATCTACCCTGACGGTAAAGTATATCGTGAGGCAAAGCTTGCGGATGAACTATTTTCCGAACTGACCATCAACTCGGCAAAGGGCGCTCCTATAACCGATGGGCATCCGCCCGTGTCCGACTCCAAAGGACTGGTTACACCCCAGAACGCATCAAAGTACGTCAAAGGCTCTCTCGGCGACAGCATCGTTGTTGAGGACGGGCATATCTGCGCAACAGAAACCGTGTTTGACGCAGCGCTTATCGCTAAGCTGGAGCGCGGCGAATCAGTCGAGGTTTCCGTAGGGTTTAGAACCGACATTGACGACACCCCCGGTGAATACAAAGGGGAACGCTACGACGCAGCACAAAGAAATATCGTGATCAACCATCTGGCTCACGTTCCGCAAGGACGCGCGGGAGAATCCTGTCGCACCTATCTGGACGGAGCCGACGACGTCGCGGTAATGAGCGATGATACATCAGTAAGGAGTGACGAGATGAAACAAAAGACGCGCATCGACGAGAAAGGCGCCTTTGAAGCTTTTAAAGCTTTCGTGGGAACACTTTTTCACACAGACGAGGATGATATTCCTCCAGCCGTTGATCCGGCAAAAAAGGAAAAGGAAACAGAGGATGAACCGGCATCAGACGATGTCACCCTTCTTAATGCGCAGATTGAAGCGCTGAAGCTTCTTCTGACAGAGAAGACAAAACAGCTTGATGAAATCACGAAGAAGGCGGCGGAGGCGACAGCCCCCGAAACGCTCGACGCACTCATTTGTGCACGCACGAAACTTATCGACGCGGCCCGCGCCATCATCCCCGACGTGAAAACCGACGGAATGAAGGACAAGGAAATCAAACTCGCCGTGATCGGCAAAACGCTGCCGTTCGACGCTTCGGTGAAAAACGACGCATGCGATGACGCGGTGATCGACGCGCGCTTCGACGCGGCCCTCGCCATCGAACGCGAGAAAGCCGCCGTCAGAGGCGATCGCGGGAACGGGTCTTCTCAGCGTCTGGACGAGGCGGCTATCGAAAAGAAGCGCCAGTCCAGACTTAATATTCAGGACATAAAGTAAGGGGAAAACCATGTCAATACCTGCAGGAACACTGAATGGCGGAAGCCTTAGCACTCCGGGAATGATCGCGCAGCATCATCCGGCAAATCACATCTCATCGAGCGTTGCGGTCGGCGCTATCGTCTTCGGCCTTGCGCTCGCACATGACGGCGAAGGCGTGTCGGTGCTCAACGGCGCCGAGGATCGTTTTGCCGGCGTTGCCGGATACTCGTATGAGGCGAGTGATTTCGACAACGGCGCATATGCGGACAAAGACCCTGTCGCGGTGATTCGCGGCGGCGTAATGACTGTACGCGTCGGAGAGACGGTGAGCAAGGGAGATCCTCTGTATGTGATCCATACCAAGATTTCTGATACGGCAGATATGGCACGCTTTGTCAAAACGGCAACTGCCGGAAAGACAGCCCTCATCAACGGTGCGGAAGTAATCGAGGGCGCAGACGCGGGCGGTATCGCTGTTGTGTTTATCCCTGAAGGCGCACAGCTGACCGCAACACCGGCAGCGTAATAACGACACAACAAGGAGACTGATATGTCAGTACGTCAGGATGCAATTTCTCTCACCAAAGACGACCTTCTCTCAATAGAGAATGTGCTTTACGAAGCAAAGAAGGACGAGCTCGTCGCTCGCCAGATAGCGAGCGTCAATACAAACTTTCCGCCTTATGCAGCGGAGATTGGCTACGACTGGTATGATCGTAAAGGATCTGCGATAATCCTCGCTGCAGGCGGATCAGCCAAGGATATCCCGTTTGTCGGGGAACATGGCGGTCGCGAGACCATGAATGTTTACGAGATCGCGACCGGAGTGCGTTATACCAAGAGCGAACGTCTCGCCACGCAGGCGAAATCTGCTCTCGGCAAGGGCCCTGCCGTGCAGCTCGATACACTTCGCGTTTCAAGCGCACGTCGTTTCGTCGCGGAAAAAGAAAATGAACTGTTCTTTGTCGGTTCATCAAAACACGGAATTTACGGCGTACTCAATAAAACGGGGATTACAAAGGAAGCTGTCGCGGACGGGGTTACCGGAACCGGCGCAGCGAAAAAACTCTGGGCGAATAAAACTCCCAAGGAAATTTTAAAGGATCTCCTCACTGCAAAAACAAACGTTGAAGCCGACGGGTTCTTCACCGCAAAGGTGCTGGCTCTGCCCCCGAGCGCATACAACAAGCTTCTGCAGCCCTATTCGGATCAGTCCCCGATGACCATACTGTCATGGCTTCAGACGCAGGGTATGACCTTCGAGAAGATCATCAAGACTCGTTCGCTTTCTGCAGCCAATAACGGATTTTCAACTGTCGATGCATTTCTCGTGCTGGACAACAGCCCTGAGATAATCGAACTCGCGGTGCCTGAAGACATCATTCTCGGTGAACCCGTATACGATATCATCGGCACATCCGAGCAGGCTGTTACCGAAAGAACCGCAGGGGCGATCATCCGCCACCCGAGCGCAATCTATGTAGGCACCGGAATCTGATGGCGACCTCCTCCGCAACAGAATTCCGTCGTTACCTTGGCGGCGCCGCATCGGCAGGTGAAGATCTGCTTGTTGCGGCGCTTGACCAGGCAAAACGGCACACCATCCGGGATGGAATAGCGGAGGATCATGAAGCTTTTTCGGATCTACAGATGGCATATGCAGGTTATCTGCTCGAGATGCGCGGCGTGATTACAGTTGGAACCATTCAGTCAAAAAGTATCGGGGACGTTTCAACGACGTTCGCGCAGCGACAGGGAGAACCTGAAGGATCTTTCCTGTCGGTCTATAAAAGGATAAAAACTCAGATCTTCGGGTTCCAGGGACGATTCGGAGCATAGATGTTATGCCAGCCAAGTGTACTATATCGAGCGACGAAACGGTGAAGCGCGTGATCCGCGAAATATCGTCGCTGAAAGGTAAAACGATCAAAATTGGGCCCAACTGCGCCGACGGGTCACATCTGGCAACGATAGCCGGAGCCAATGAATTCGGCGCAACGATCAAGGCAAAGAAGGGATTTCTCGCTATCCCACTTGTTCCCGAGGCGAAGGGAAAGCGGCCTAAAGATTTCGGAGACGAATTGTTTTTTGTTCCGGGGTCTAACAAGGGGCATGGCTTTCTCGCTCGTAAAAACGGGAAGAACCAGATACAGCGGATTTTCATTCTAAAAAAACAGGTGAAGATTCCGGAACGTTCGTATCTCCGAGGAGCCTTCGATCGACGCGAAACTCATGACAGAGCGGAACGGATTCTCGGCGATATGATGAATCAGCTCATTGCTGGATCGATAGACGCAGATCTTATCCTTTCGGCACTTGGCGCATCGTACGTATCAAGCGTCAAGCAGCGGATTTCATCGAATATACAACCAGCGAATGCACCACTGACTGCTCAATTGAAAGGCGGCAAAAAAGGCACGCTGATTGATGGAGCAGATTTGCTGAAATCAATAAGCTTTGAGGTAGTGTGATGCTGGAACATTTTGCAGAATTTGAGCGACCGGTAACTGTACTCAGAAAATCAGCTGGCACATATATCGGCGTTGAATGGGTACCGGCTCCGAATCCGGTGAAAGAAGAAACAACAATGTGTGTTCTTCCTGTAACCGCGATAACAATGAAAATGATGCCCGAAGGGAGCTATACTGCCGGAGATAAGCGTTTCTATCACACCGGCCCGCGGCGATATGATTTCAAGGATGTTTTTATATCTGAAAATAATACATACGAAGTCCGGGATATTCAGGATCGCAATTTCGAAGGCGGCTTCACGGTATACTTTGCGAAGCGTATCGTGACCCAAACAGAGGATGCCAATGCTTGAATCGCTGAACTCAATCTTCTCCGCATTCGGAGCCGACATCCAGACGAAGATTATCAGATCCGAACAGAAAGGTGATAAGCCGCCGTATCCGTATGCCACCTTCAAAGTTACAGAAATGCTAAGGGAGAAAGCGCACCTTGCGGTGATCGAGACGAAGCCCAAGGCAGGAGACAGCACAAAGTGCATAATATCGTATAAAGGGCAATGTGATTTGCCTATCTCACTGACGTTCATGCACAGCGACGCACACGAGTTGTGGAAGATAGTCTGGAACGCCTGCGACTGGTGGGATGATATTGCCGAGAATGTTTGCGAGCCGCTGGGAATCACTGCGACGAGAATATCGGAACCGCAGGATCGCACCGTACAGCTTGAAACTGACTGGGAATATAAATTCGGATTCGATGTAAAACTCTCATCGATTGTTTCTCGTGAGCGCGAAGTCGATGTCATTGATATCGAATACATTTTGAAAACACTCATTCTGGAGGATTGACATGAGCAATCAGTTTATCAACGACCTGAAGATAAATATTTCGCTGGCAACCAAACCGGTATCGCAAGCAGGCTTCGGTACGCCACTCATTTTGGGCGAAAAATCAGCGGGTGTGCTTCTCGGCACATATAACGAGTTTGCTGACCTCGCCTCGATGCTGACAGCAGGCTTTACGTCGAGTGATCCCGAATACAAAATGGCATCAGCTATCTTCGCGCAGTCACCAACAGTCCCCAAGATCGCTATTTATGTCCGCGATACGGACGATCTTATTGCCGATGTAGTGGCGCTTGTCGCCGACCGCGACTGGTATGTGCTGCTTATTCCCGAGCGGGATAAGGCGAGTCTGCATTCTGCCGGAGATGCCGCTTCGTCCATCGACAAGATCTTCTTCGGCTGCACGTCGGATATTACTGCGCTCGATAGTCGTAACAACATCCGCGAAGCATATTTGATCCACTCCTCGCCTGAAACGTATCCCGAATGCGCGCTGGTGGGCATGTGTCTGCCGAAGACCCCCGGCAGCTACACCTGGAAGTGGAAAGCTCCGAACGGCGTCACTGCGTCGAACTTCACGCTGACGCAGCTCAACACAATCCGCGAGAAACACGGATTTACCATGAGTGAACGGGCGGGAATTGTGTACTCTGACGAGGGCATCACTACCGGCGGTGAATACATCGACATCATCCAGATACGTGACTATATCAAGTCAACGCTGGGAACCGATATCTTCAGCCTTCAGGTGAATTGCGATAAAATCCCCTACACAAATCAGGGCATCACCCAGATCGAGTCGGTGATAAGGACCCGGCTCCGCATTTGCGGCAGCATGGGCATGATCGCGACAGTTGATACCGATGCAGACAAGAAAAACTCGGACGAAGGAATCTATCAATATACTGTAACTATTCCGGAGCGCAGCGACATTGCAGCTATAGATCGTGCGGCGCGAAAAATCCCAGGTGTCGCTTTCAAGCTGATCGCATCTGGTGCGGTTCACGAGCTTACGATCGATGGAGTCATCACGGTCTGACCGGTCGACAATAACTCTGATACGATAGGAGAGATAATATGAAAAGAACAGTATATGATCCCAAAAACGTGCATGTAATCGTTGGAGGGATTCCTATGACCGGATTCGGTGACGGCGACAAAGTCATTGTTGAGCCCGTCACGAAGGAAAACTTCAAATCGCACTGCGGGGTCGACGGCGACGTTACCTTCACAAAAATCAATGATGATCGTGCAATGATCACTATCCGGTTCAAACAGAGTTCACCGTCGAATATCGTGCTTGAGGGGCTTCTTCGTTCGCCGAGCCTCTTCCCGTTTTCGGTGATCAACAAAAGCGGCGGAGCGTATACCGGTGGCGCCGCGGAATGTCTCGTCGCCGAAAAACCGAGCATCAAGTTCGGTGCTGAGGAACAGGTGAAGGAATGGAAACTTATCGCCGCGGATTTCAGCGGCGTGCAGCTTCCTGAATAGTATATCACTGGAGTCGCAAACGCGGCCACCCGAAAACATCAGAGGAGGATCAGATGAAAAAGACAACCACCCCTATCGTGACAGGGGAATCGATGAACGGCAAGATGCTGCACATCGATATGATCGACGGGCGCAAGTATAAACTGCTGCACCCCGGCAACCGCACGAAGCTCGCCTGGGAGAAAGAGTGTATCAACATTGCTTCCGGTATCGACCGCGAGAAACATCTCGATTATTCGTTCGAACACTGCGTAATTCCTGACGGACACGATTTCAAACCGACTGTCGATAACGTAACCCCGAAAGAGCTGGAGGTGTGGGAAAAACTTCTCCGCCGATTTCTGGATGGGGACATTCAGTATGAAACGGCCGGACCTGAGGAAACCGGAACCAAGCGCGGCAGAATTGTACAGGGAAGCTCGGAATAATATTCGAAGGAGCTGGTCGTACTGGAGGCCGATCGTCTACGGGAAAGTGACAATCCCCTCCGCTGAATACGATGCTGCGCTGCCGGAATTTATACGGGAAGTGAATGCCGCAATGGATGAACGGGCGGAACTGGAACGGGACGCTTTCGAGCAAGCAAAAAAGGAGAGCGAGAGCTAATGGGATCACCTGGCGCAGTCAGATCGCTGCACATGGCTGTCAAATTCGACAGCGATGTGTCCGCAGCCGAAGAGGCAAACAGGAAGTTCTCCGACATGAAAGTGCATGGAGACAAAGCCGCTGCGTCCATCAATAATGTCGAAAAAGAAATGGCTGAATACGCAAAGAAGATCGGGCTGACAAAGAATCAGCTCGACGCTCTCGCGAAGACAAAATTGCGAGACAACCAAATTAACGACTTTGCGAAACAGTTCGGTGTTGCTTCGTCTGAAGTAAAGAAGCTTGCTACCGAATCGGAGAATGCCTCCGGGAAACTAGGGAGAGTCGGTGCAGCATTCAAAGCTTTTGCGGCTGGAATTGCACTTGCTGGCGCCATTACCTTTATGGGCGGGATGCTTAAATCAGCAGCCTCTTTTGAGCAAACGTCGATGTCGTTTGAAGTTATGCTCGGAAGCGCGGATAAAGCAAAAAGCGTATTAAATGAGTTAAATCAGTTTTCCATTAAAACTCCGTTTGAGCCCAAAGAGGTCAACGCGTCTGCACAGGCATTACTGCAATACAAAGTGGCGCAGGAAGATCTTATTCCACTGATGAATACGATTGGGGATGTCGCAAGCGGTACAGGCAAGAGCTATGAGGATCTTGCCCGAATGGTGGGGAAAGCACACGCGTTGGATAAAGCCGATAATGAGATGCTCCAGCAAATGCCGGTGCTCTATGGCGCGTTGGCAGACTCAATGGGCGTTACCGAAAAACAAGTCTTCGATATGGCCTCGAGCGGACAGATAAATTTCAAGACTTTGGAAAAGTCACTGCAGGGTTTAACTTCTGCGGGAGGCATTTTCTTCGGATCGATGGATAAACAGTCCAAAACATTTACGGGAATAATGTCCACTGTTACCGGAAATATCGATGAGATTAAAAAATCACTCGGTGAAATGCTGCTGAATGCACTTAAACCATTTCTTAATACAGCCGGTGAATTTTTATCATGGCTTCTTAAATCCCCTGTTGCAATGGGAATACTGAAAACCGTCTTTGTCGCGATTATCCCTGTAATAGGGGTCCTTGCGGTTGGTGCAGTAATGTCCCTCGTCAGTGCATTCGGTTCACTGGCAATAAGTATGATTGCAGCTCTTTGGCCTGTATATGTCATTATCGCCGTCGTCATGGCACTTATACTTATTATAGAAGACCTCTACACCTGGTTAACCGGCGGAGAGTCCGTCATAGGGAAATGGATCGATAAAGGCGGAGTCCTGGGAACAGTTCTGAAGGTGTTGTTCGCTCCGCTTACATTTATTGCATGGCTGATAAAGAATATCATCGGACTGGCTACCGGCGGGCCGGCGGCATTTTCCGGATTTTTCGGTGTGATAAAAAACGGCGTGCTCGCGATCTACGAGTTCCTGAAGAAGTACGGAAAATTCTTCGTGATGGCGATTTTTCCGCTGTCAGCCCTGTACGTTTACTGGGACGAGATCAAGAGTTTTTTCTCTCGTGCCGTAAGCGGACTGATCAGTATGATCTCCACGTATGGCAAATATATTGTTATGGCGCTCTTTCCTGTTTCAGCCCTGTACGTTTACTGGGATGAGATCAGTGCGTGGTTCAAATCTCTTCCGGACAAGATCGTTGAATTCTTCGCGGGAATACCTGCGAAGCTCAAAACGCTCTTTTCTGATATTGCGCCCGCATGGCTACAGAAAGGCATATCCATTTTTGCGGAATCAAAACCTGAGATCGCCGGAGCTCGAGCAAACGGCGGAGATGTCGAAGCTGGAAAGCTCTACCGGGTAAATGAGAATAATCGGGAATACTTTCGGCCTACTGTATCTGGAACTGTTATTCCTCTCGGGTCAGGAAAAGAATCTTCAAAATCAGCCATTTTCGCTCCCGTAATCAATATCAGCGTCGGCAGCGGGGATCCAGGCGCGATTGCACAGGCAGTGAAAGACGTACTCTATACCCTCTTCAATGACTCCCGATCTTCGCTCGGGCTGCAGGAGGGATAATGGGCGCATTGTCAATTCTCATGGGCGTTCCCGCGTCCCTAATGTCTGACGATGATGAAGTCATTCTCAAGCCGGTGATGTCGGAAGACATCAGTGAGAGCGCAAGCGTATCAAACCATGCAGTAGAGGATGGTTCGGATATTGCAGATCATGTCGATCCGGCAAATGGGAAGCTGTCAATAAGTACAATCATTACCAGAGATATGAATCTGATCGGGGTATCTCTATTCGGCGCGGATAAAAGTCCGGAAGAAAAAATAACCCTGCTTAAAAAGTGGCTCGGCTGCGGAACGCTGCTTACCTACAGCGGTCCGGTTTTTAAGGGTATCGGCGTGCTTAAACAGGGCATCGATATCGAGATGCGGAATCTGGTGCTGTCCGGTGCATCATTTAAGCGTGATGTCAACACGGGCGGCGGTTTCAATGTGGCATTGACGCTGGAACAAATTCGTATCGCGTGCGCAAAAGAAGTCGTCGTGGATTTGCCTAAAGCAGCTCGGTCAACAGTAAAGAAAGGTCCCGCAGAAACGGCAAAATCCGGATCATCGCAGTCGAAAACAAAATCGATAATCTATCAATGGGCGCACAAATGATCAGCGGCATCGAATATTTACCTGTATCTCATAACGAAATTCCCGTTGAGAAAATATTTTTTCTCGATGGGAAAAGCTATGCGCTGGAGTTCAACTATAATGATGCGTATGACTTTTATACGCTGATGGTCACAGACGAAACGACTGGGTCGCTACTGTTCACCACCCGTTTATCGTATCTGTCAGAGACAATCGATGCTATTGTGAGCGGTCTATCAATGACTCGCAATATAATACCTGTTCTTCCAAACGACATCGATGCCGAAAGCGGATCGGATATACAGGTTACAAAAGACACGTTTGACGAGGTGCGCTTATGGCTGATGTAAACGCACTCTATATGCGCGTGTGCGAGATGAATATCGCCGGCCGGCTGCTGACAGCACCGCCGATGACGCTTGAATTCGAATATGAATTTTCCACGGCAGGATTTGCGAGCATAAAAGCGCGAATAATGAATCCTGCATCTGCAACAGTATCTGCTGCGAAGAAAGGTGCGACCTGCACCATATCTGCGGGATATGCCGGGGACTATGGCTCCGTCTTCACCGGGGTCGTTGATAAGAGCGAATATGCTCCGGGAAAAGATTCGACGCTGACTCTTACGTTGAAGGACGACAGCGAGCGCTACGCAATATCGGTTCTGAACTTTTCAATCAAAGGCCCGGTGAAAGCATCTCAGATTATAAAAGAGTTGCTGAACAAAGTGGGAATAACCAGCGCGAAGATTGAACTGGGAGAAGATGTCAATTACGAGAGAGGATTCTCTTGCCCGGGATGGACACTGAGAGACGCACTTTCCCAGATTGCAAAGGATACAAAGTCGCAGCTTTTTTTCAGGAACGGCCAGTGCTGTCTTCTCGCAGCCACGAAAGGAGTTTCTACAGCATGGGAACTGTCGAACTCGACAGGACTTTTATCTGCGACTCAGACCGGTTCCGGCTATAAGATAAAGACGTTGTTTTTGTACCGTCTCGGTGCCGGGTCACTCGTTGTGCTGAAACGTAAAGATTCGTCGGTGACGCTCCGCGTTTCGAAGGGTAAGCATACCTTCTCTCCGAAGGGAACCACCGAGACCGAATTCGAGGCGGTGCGGATATGAATCCGACGACTGAATTCGCGAACACGCTGAAGGCTTTCTGGGATAAGAATGCGAAAGGGATCCTTGTCGGCTGTGTCGCTCGAATCGAAACGCATAATACCAAGACCATGCGTGCGGATATCACTCCGCTTCTGCTGATAACCGATACAGAGAAGACGACAACGGCTCCATTCGCGGTTGTTCCGGATGTGACTGTAGGCTTCATTCATGCAGGAGGATTTATCATTCGCCCGAAATATAAGAAAGGAGATGTCGTGTGGGTGAACTTCGCAACGCATAGCATAGAGAAAGGGCTGGCTGGTACAGAGGATCGCACTGACGGGCGGTTATTTTCGATGGAAAACGCCTGTGTGACGCATGGCCTGGCGAAGAAAGATTTTTCTGCACCATCTGATTTCGAAGAGGACGGATTACTAATCTGCAATGAAGCCGGTGACACTAGATGGGCGATGGCGGACGGGAAAGTGAAAATCAAATCCGCAGCGCTCGAGATAGAAGCTGATGTTACGATTAAAGGTAAGATAACCCAGACTGGTGATTTTGAAACAAGCGGTGATATGAAGACTGATAAAGATGTTACGTGGCTGGCTAAGTCAACGCCAACTAAAGCGAGTACTCATATTCATGGCACGGGAGTCGGCCCATCTTCATCACCGAATCCCGGGAGTTAGAATATGGCACTTGATAAAACAGGATTAAAGAATGCAATTCACTCTGTACTGTCTGACTTGAGCACAGACAAGACATCTGAATCAGTAGCTGATGCGCTAGCGACAGCCATAGATTCATTCATTAAGACTGGAACAGTGTCAGTGAATGTATCAACAACCGGATCTGCTACAGCTCAAACGGGCACCGGAACAGGGAGCATCGTATGAAGTCAATGATGTATCAAAATGGGAATCCTGTAAGAAGAAACGGCAGGTTCGTTTACATTGAAGAGAAAGAATGCGTGCGTCAGCGCCTTATCTCAGCGCTCAAACTCTGGAAGAACGAGTGGTTTCTCTATACGGGCAAGGCCATCGACTGGCATACGCTGCTTCAAGACAAACCCGCTTCGGACCGAAAGATCCGCGTCGAGGTTACAGATATTCTGAATGCAGACAGCGAAGTGAGCAGCGTCGAATCGGTATCGATATCGTATGACAGCAAGGTGCGGAAGATAACGATCGAGTTTTCAGTTCAGACCCTTTACGGAACAGTTGGAGGAGCGGTATGACCTATGGAATAACAGAACAAGGTTTCGTCAGAAAGCCATATACCGTCATTCTCTCCGAAGCACAGGCCAAGGCACGCGCTCTGTTCGGCAGCGATATCGACTTATCGGAAACGAGCCCTGACGGGATGTGGGTCATTCTTATGTGCTGGGCGATTGACCGCCAATGGCAACTCGCGGAAGACTCGTATTACTCGAATTTCCTTTCCACATCCACCGGGGTGAATCTCGATCGCAATGTGAAGTTCGGACTGCTCTCTCGCCGTGCCGAATCTTATGCTGAAGCGGAGCTCCTGTTCAAAGGAACTAATGATACCATGATCGCGGCAGGAACACTGTGCGAAACATCAGGGAACATCGTGTATAAGACCCTCTCTGATGTCGTGATCGCGGCTGGACAAGCAACCGTTGTCGCTCGATGTCAAACAGCCGGAGCAAGTGGTATGGTCGCGGCCGGGTCTATCACTACGATTAAAACGCCAATTTCTGGCGTAGATTCCGTAACAAATCCTGAAGCATCGTATAATGGCTATGGCCGTGAAACGGATGCCGAGCTAAAAGAACGATATCAGAATCTTCCCTCATCAACCGGTTCATCGTGTGATGCTCTTCGCGTCGCACTTTCTAAACTGACCGGAGTGCTCTCCTCTATGGTGTTTGAGAATACCATGACGGAAACGAATTCAAACGGCTTACCTCCGAATTCATTTGAAGCGGTTGTTACTGGGGGGGATGACGCAATTATCGCATCGACTATAAATACCAAAAAGCCGATGGGGATCGATTCATACGGTAATACGACCCGATATATAACTGATTCACAAGGATTAACAAAACGAATTCGCTTTTCACGCCCTGAACAAATTGATGTGTATGTGATTTACACGCTGACCGTTAACGAAAAGTGGGGATCCGTAAACATTCCGGCCATCATTAGGAAGGCTATCAAATATATAGGTGGTGTTGATGACCAGCTGACCGAATACGGTGGAGTCGGTATCGGACAAACCATCTATGCATGGCAACTGACTGCAATTCAAGCCGAAGTGGGAGGCATCGTCTCAATAGACGTCACTTTGGGAAAAACACCAAGCCCTACAGGGAAGGATAATCTGACATTTGCGCCAAGAGAAATTGCGAAGGCCAACTATGAGAACGTTATCGTGAGGATCCAATGATGCAGGAGCTGCTTCAGCTACTTCCTCCGTCGGGATTTGATCTCTCTGAAAACGGAGATAATGCAAAATTATGGAGCATCTTCGCGTCGCAGATGGAAGAGCTTTCTTCCGTTTTCGCTGATCTTAAGACGGTTCGCGACTTCCAGACACGATCGGGAGTAATTCTCGACCTGCTCGGAAAAATGCTTTGGGAACCGAGAGACGGGAAACAGGATGATGAATATAGAGTATATCTGGCTGTTGCAATTCAGAAAATGCTCTGCAGCGGAGCTGAACCGGATATTTCAAATGTTTTCAAATCTCTATTGGGCAATTATTTTATAGGTCTTCGCGATCTGTATCCCCACGCGATTGCCGTTCCGGGAATGGAGCTGTATCTGGATGGGTCTTGGTATCTCGATGGCTCGTATTATGCGGGTGATGGGACAACAAGGAAGCCGGCATTTTTCGATATCGCTATTTCAACAACTACACCGACTTCGCTAAAAACAATGGCGGGTAAGATTATTTCTCACCTGCGGGGCGCAGGAATTTCATGCAAAGTTACAGAACTGGAGGCATAGAATGGCCGAAGCTATCGGAACAAAAATAAGAGAATATAAAAGCGGTAACACCCCTGAGACAGGAACACTGGCCAAGGGAGAATATTTTGATGCGGAGTTCAACCTTCTCTATCACAATGATGCATATCTGGACGACAATAAGGTCGATCGTGCAGGCGATGTCATTACTGGTGACTTCACTGTTAACGGCGTAACGAGGCTGAAAGGTGGTGTAATAATCGAAGGCCCTGCTGCAAAGGTCGAGACAATAGATTCCGAAATTACCGATAATATTGTTACTTTGAATAAAGGCGAAACAGGTAATGGTGTAACGAAGGGAACAGCCGGAATCGAAGTTGATAGGGGCACTGGAGAAAAAGCTCAAGTACTATTCAGGGAGGATATTGATGCATGGGTTGCCGGGACTGAGACTGACCTGCAAAAAGTAATTCGACAGCAAGAGTTTGATACACATAAAAATACTGATGTAGCACACGGAGCAGTCAGTGCGCCAACCGCATTAAAAATGGTTGCACGTGACGCATCAGGGCGCGCTCAGTTTGCCACCCCCGCCGCAGCACAGGATGCTGCAACCAAGAATTACGTTGATACTCATGCGGCTTTGCAGACGGCGCATGGAGCGGTAAGTGCGCCAACAGCATCAAAAATGGTTGTCCGAGATACTTCCGGACGAGCACAGTTTGCTGATCCCGCAGCCGCGCAGGATGCAGCAACGATGGGTTACGTTGATTCACACGCGAATCTACAGACAGCACATGATGCAGTGAGTGCACCAACAGCATCAAAGATGGTTGTACGTGATGGCTCTGGGCGAGCACAATTTGCTGATCCCTCAACAGCACAGGATGCGGCAACTAAGAATTACGCCGATACGCATGCGAATTTGCAGACGGCGCATGGAGCGGTAAGTACGCCAACAGCATCAAAAATGGTTGTCCGAGATACTTCCGGACGAGCACAGTTTGCTGATCCCGCATCCGCGCAGGATGCAGCAACTAAGAATTACGCCGATACGCATGCGAATTTGCAGGCAGCACATGGCGCGGTGAGTGCACCAACAGCATCAAAGATGGTCGTACGTGATACCTCTGGGCGAGCACAGTTTGCTAACCCAGCAGCAGCTCAGGATGTTGCAACTAAGAATTACGCCGATACCCATGCTAATTTACAAACTGCGCATGGGGCTGTGAGTGCACCAACAGCATCAAAAATGGTTGTCCGAGATGCTTCCGGACGTGCACAGTTTGCTAACCCAGCAACGGCACAGGATGCTTCAACTAAGAATTACGTTGATACACTTTTAGCTATAAAAGGATTTCTCGCAAAGAATTTGATGTCGGTTGACGGATCATATAGAAGGTGTATTTTTAACGGTGAAGAATTGGATATAGGGGCTGGGTATAACACTTCGACTGGTATTTATACTGTCCCGACTGCGGGTTATTATATCTTCAATGCGAATGTAAATATATCTACCGGATCTGGAAACATTGTCATATTAAAAAACGGATCAAGAATAGCAGCGCAAGGATCAACACTCCAATGTGGAGTATCTGTTTCGGCAATTTGCTTTTGCAATGTCGGCGATACTATTTGTCTATATCTGGAACCAAACATGGAGCTAATATTAAACGATTCAACTGCCAATTTTAGCGGAATAAGGATCCCGTTTGCATGAAGAAATAATAATTCGCAATTTGGGATACAAATGACACTTGGAGATAAAATTTGAACAAATTATACGATCCCTTGCTAATGACCGTTCTGAGTATGAAGTCGATGGCCGTGGTGCCTGTGTAAGTTAATTATATACTTTTTGTTGTGAATGTTGTTTATAAACTTATCGGAGGTATTACATGGATCAATCTAAAAAAGTTTCCGCTGAAAATCGGAATACCCCTATTACATATTATGGTGGAAAGCAAAAAATGATAGTTCATATTCTGCCGATGATACCATCCCATCAGGCGTACGTTGAACCATTTTGCGGCGGAGCTGCAATTTTCTTTTCCAAAGAGGCATCTCAAGTTGAAATTTTGAATGATACAAATTCAGAGCTTATAAATTTTTATCGTGTTGTTCAAAATGATTTTTCCAGTCTTGAGAAAGAAATCCGAATATCGCTTCACAGCCGTCGGCTCCATAAAGATGCAAAAGTCATATATGATAATCCACATATGTTCAGCGAAATGAAGCGAGCATGGGCAGTATGGGTTCTTGCCACACAGGGATTCTGCAGCATGCTTGACGGATCATGGGGGTATGATGTTCAAAAAGGAACGACAAGTCGTAAGATCGCCAATAAAAGGAATTCATTTTCTGAAGAATTTGCAATAAGATTACAAAATGTTCAGATCGAATGTACAGATGCCCTTCGAATTATAACATCTCGTGATCGTCCGGAAACATTTTTCTATTGTGATCCTCCATATTATAATAGTGATTGCGGTCATTATGACGGATATTCAAAAGATGACTTTGAGCGTTTACTTTCTCAACTTTCGAAAATAGAGGGTAAATTTCTTCTTAGCTCATATCCTTCAGATATTCTCGCTGAATATACTGACCAATTCGGGTGGAAAACAAAATCAATTACGCAGAATGTATCGGTTAACAAGGGTGGAAATGGAAAAAAGAAAACAGAAGTGTTGACTTGGAACTATGAAGTTGGCGCTTAATCCGCATTATTGTAAATAAAGTTCCATTTTTTAGTTGCAGTATTGTGGTTTTTTCCCGAAAAAATTGCAGGCGCATACAGCACATTGTTAAAAGTGCTGTTCTTTTCATCAGAAATCTCCTTTTTAAAATTTAGAGTATTGTTACGCTATAAAATGCAGATGTCAAGAAAAATGATTTTATTAAATATTTTAATAAATATAATCAACAGATGTTGTTAATAGCGTTTTCCGCTTACCGGCTTTTCTTTTTCATCATCTTTCTGAAAATCCTGTAATCGGCAGGCCCGTCGATATCATTTTCCCAGCGTGCGGCATTCTTCATTATCCGCAGAAATGAAATACCGCAGCCATGCAGATCTGCCCGGTTCAGCTTTGAGAAAATATCAAGAAGCGCAGGTATGAGTTT